ATAGAGGCGTTATGGCTATGTTACTTGCTATATAAGCCTTTGCTTCTTCCTCTTGCTTAGCCCAAGAGGCTAGCTCAAACTTATCAGTATCGCCAACTAAGGAAGATATAGCCGTATTGTAGGTTGCTGTTACTTCTGATAGTTTTGTGGCCTGTGCTTGCGCCAAAGATTTATCTTTATTGATTATAATCATCCGATTACTCCTTGTTTAAGCTTTTCTAATAAATCAGAATCAAACTCGTTAGACTCTCCGCCAAAACCATCTGGTTCGCCTTGTGTTCCATCTAATTGCCAAGCTTCTCTGTTGGTTCTATCAGATGGAATAGCATTATCTTCAACTATCCAATATGGCAAGTTATGTGGCACATCTTTTTCAGCTATTTGCTGAATTGTGGCAAAGCTTAGTGCCTCTTGAGTTGGTGTCAATACCGAAATTGACTTATCTAGGTTTTCATATATTATTTTCATTTTGTTTCCTTTATCTATGAATTACGCACGTTATTATTGAGTAATCGGATGCGGCATATTGGCTACTTTGGTCGATGCTCATAGTAATTTCTACGGAGGTAGTGCTCATTGTCGCCCCTATGTTAATATCATGGGCGTTTGCTAAACCGTTTCTGTTTGCCGTGACTGCATAATTAGCATCTGGCATTGCAGTAATAAAATTAATAGCGTAATCACCAACTCCATTATCCGTAATGCTCGATACATTCCCACTTGCTCTAATAGCTACTGTACCTGTGCCATCGAAATTTACCCAAGCTCTACAAGCATACATTGGAGCAGTTCCAGTTACATGTAAGTCATTAGTAATTGCTGAATGTACCATAGCAGTAGTTGCCAACTGTGTCGTATTCGTTCCTGCTGTAGCAGTAGGTGCTGTTGGTGTCCCTGTTATTGCAGGGGACACTAAATTGGCGTAAAGTACATCAAATTCTCCATCATAAGGGTGCCAACCATTAGTAGCTACACTACCATCTTCAATCTTGACTTGAGCAATATCGAATGTCCCTGATTGTTGACCTAAACTAGAGGTTTGTGTAAAGTTACTACCAGCATCAAACCAAAAAGTTAAGCCTGTATTAGTAGTTTGTACACCATCTGTACCTAAAGTTTTACCTACGATGGATGGAATAGTTACAGTGATAGTTTTCTTCTGCCAAGTTGTAGTCAAAGCCACTAATTGTGAGCTAGTAGTAGTGGATGCACTTGGGCTCCCACCAGTTCCAAAATTTTGCCAAAATTCAACAGCAATATTTTTATTTGCATCTGCTTTAGCCCAAAATGATAAAGTAATAGTTTTTCCTGATAGTAGGTTAACATTTTCAATATCTTGCAACTTATGAACAAAATTACCTGCACCAGCCACACTAGATACTACCGTTCTACTAAAATACATAGCATTAAATAATGCTCTTTCTGTATCACCACAAGCTACCTGTGAATGTGTTTTTGTTGATCCAGAGTTATTATTTTGCCATCTATTATCAGAGCCATACCCCCCTGTAGTTTGACTTGTACCATAATCCCATTTATCAAAGTTACCATTGATTAGGTAGTTTTTTCTAAGAGCAGGGGAGTATATGATTATCCAATTGGCAGGGGATGCGCTTGGCGATGTATTACCTGCCACAAGTACACGGTAGATATTTCCATTGTATGCCCAACTTTGACCAACTACCGTAGTTTGGTTCGTCCATGTACCTTGAAAGTTAGCCGATGACGTACATGCAAGAGCGGATGATGTTGCGCTTGCTTCTTTGTTGTTGACGTTTGTCTCTAACGCATTCATTTGCGGTATAGCCAAATTTAGTTGATCTTCAAAAGTATTTAGCGCAGATACAAAAGCGTCCGCCTTCGTTCTAAAGTTCGTCGGGTCTGTCGATTGCGGAGCCTGTGGTAGATTAGATATTGTTTGCGTGATTGCCATTAGATAAGTCCTTGTAATTTAATGTCTACTCTAGTCTCTACGGTTCCGCTGATTGTCATGTCAAAAGTCTTGATGAATCCGTATATCAGCGTAGTATCGGGTTTGTCATAGAAAACAACGGGTGTCCCCCTGACATTAACTAATGTTGCGTACACCGAGTCCGACCAATTAGTATTGATAAACATTTGACCGTCCCATAGCTTGGCATAATTTCCCTGCTGTAGGTATGTTGCACCGCTTGACGTGTCAGTTGCGACAACCGAGTAATCAAGGGCTGATAGCTTGAAGTTCCATTGCGTCGCTCCGATGCTGTACGTACTCCCAGCTAAGAAGATACCTATCGCGGCGGTTCCTGATGATGTGGCGGTTATAACAACAGATACATCTCTGGTTAGTGTTGTTCTTTCGTGTATAATTGAGCTTTTAACATAGCTTATATCACTATAAAAATACGATAACCAATCCATCGGTTCATTGAGCAATGAGTAGGTTACATCCTCAATTATAGAGCTTGTCAAGTTATCTTTAATCTGAATCTGAACCGAATCGGCGTTAACGTTTCCAACAAAAATGGATTGTGCATCATATACCGACACGGTTGCGGTGATTGTCGAAGCGTTGGATGTCTGTGTGTTCAAGAATTGATCGAACATCTTCCATCTGTTCGTCGTGCCTAAAAACTTCCAATCACTTGAGCTTTTAGATGGGTCTTTGTTTGTATTCGCCGTTAAGGCTTGATATTCACCGTGGTTAGTATAAGAAACAATCGTTCCTACGCTGTACGACGTGCCACTGTTCCATGCTGGGTATGCCGTATCGGGTACGTTTGAGCTGATCAATGTGAAGTTATTCGGTTTAATTATCTTCATATCGGTTGCACCCCGAACTGTTGGTTATATAGCATTTCTTTAAGCAATGCGATCATTTCTGCGAATGAGTACTTCATAGTGTCGGCTTGGGTAGATATTGTGCTGAATAACTGTGCCCCATCCAAGCTCTTTGATAAAATCATATCCTGTGGTATTGTGGGGGTATTTGCCGTCAAGGCTTTAAGGCTATCAGTGTATTTTTTGTTTGCATCTGTAGCACCCATAAGAGCATCGCCTAGACTCTTCCAAGAGTTTATTGTTTCCGGTGTGAAATTCTTTTTTATCGCTTCGTCGTACATCGATAAGTAGTTATCGATAGTTACCCCACTAACACCCATTTGAGTTTCAAGAGCTGATAAGTCTTTTGACAGATAATCGGCTGTGAATTTGAGTTGCTCAGTAGTACCACTTCCAAGCTTCCATTCGCTGAATGTTCGTGTTTCGGATATGTACGTACCAACCGATGAGGTAAGAGCCTCAGCGACTGTTTTATTGATTGACTTAGCATAAGCAACCCAATAGGAATATATCTTTGTAAATTCGGGGTTATCAGTCATTCTCGTAACGCTTTGGGTTGCCCCTAACGCTGATAAGCTTAATGATTTTCCAAAATGCTTAATAATCTCATTAGTAGTTACTGAAATAGTCTGATCAAGTCCGGTGAATTTTGAAATAAAGTCTTTTGCCAAAGAATCTTGAAAACTTGTTCCTGAATATTTACCCGCTGCAAGCTTGACAACCTGAGAGTTTCCGAGTTGAGTAAAAAGATAATCATATGCATCAAACAACCCTTTAACTTCCATTTGATCTACATCTGATAACGCATTATAAGTAGACCCCGATGAAGATCCAAACCACGATTTTTTCTTATAATCAACGTATGACTGTCCATTGCTTCCGGTAGTTGTTATACCGTTAAAATAATATCCTGAGCCTGTTTCCTTAGTTGATCCAAACATCCCGCCGATAACAGACCCAAGGGCTGAACCGATAGCACCACCTACCAGCGTACCAAGGCCGGGAACAATTGATCCGGCGATTGCTCCGATAGAACCGCCGATAGCTCCATATGATGCTGCTTTTGTATTGGCTCCAAAGAGTTTATCGCCAAGTGACCCAAGCGCATAGCCGCCAGCTGCGCCTAGAGCTGCGCCCCCAAGCATTGCCCCAGCTCCCTGTGCTCCTCCAGCCCCGGCTGAAGACCAAGGTGATGATAATCCAGATCCGAAACTCCTAACTCCGCCTGCGATACTCCCTGCTGTGTTCGCTGACATCCCGATAGCGGTAAGCCCGTTATAGGTATAAACCGCCCCAGAGGAAAACGCGTCGGCGATAGAAGTTGATAATCCGCCTGTGATAGTGGTGTATGCAGTCTTAATAGATGAAGCAGTATTAAGCAGAGAGCCAAGATCAGAGCCTGACCCAATAGATGTAATCTTCCCTACATTATCGATCGTAGTGCCATCTGGTGTTATAGTCATACCAGCGACTGCACCGTACTTACTAACTACCGAAGCATAATCCGACGCGCTTAATGTAGTACCAACCAGTGTACCCACCGATCCCGTTGCGCCAGATAGCCCACCAAAGGACTTCAACATATTGACAATTCCACCACTACTGTTACCTGTGCCTAGGATTGAGTCTGCAAGAGATTTTGATAAGCCGCGAGCCATTGAGTTGGTTATGGAACTCCAAAAGTCTTTCAACCAGCTCCCGAATGATTTAAACTTACCCGTCATGGCATTAAAAAATTGATCGTCCATAGCCTTATTAATATTATCAAATAGATCAGCCAAAAACTTGTTATCTTTCGCCCATTGCTCGTTCTGAAACTTCTTGTTATCTGCTGCCTTGACAGCGAGCATTTGTTCGTTAGTGTACCAGCCCGTTTCTGCGAGTTTTTTAATTTTCTCTTCTTCCTGCAAATAATAAGCGGCGGAAGTATTTCCAATGGCTGTATAATAGTCAATCTGTGCGGTGACAAGTCCTGCGTTATAGGTTTTAAGTGCCTCTTTTCGTGTCTGATCTTCCTCAAATTCTAGCTTCGCTTGTTCCTCGTTAAACTTTTTGATCGCTTCGAATGCTTCTTCGTCTGCTTTGGCGGTGTATTTTGCCTTTAAGTCCGCTTTGGCTTTTTCGGTGAAGTTTGCAATGTCAACCTGCTTAACTCCTTCTTGTAGGTATTTTTTCGCTTTATCATCGATTTGAAGGACTTCATTTTCGTAATCATTATGTGAGATTTTGTAGAGTTCTGCATACATAGAAGTATAAGCGTTTTGGATTTTTTGAGCTTTTTCTAAGGCTTTTTTCTTAGCTGCTTCATTTTTTGCATAATCCTCTAAATCAATGTCAGCAGTAGTAGATTTAATGGCTGCTGATTTTGCGACAAATTCTTTTTTTAACCCTAATAGTGTGTTATATGTATCAATTACATTATTAGTCGCCTTCTCTGCGTCTGATTGTGCGTATGCCTTATCTAGGCGAGCCGATGCCGCATCGTACCCCCCATTAGTGAGAATCCCTCCTACTGATCCATATTTAGCCTTAAACTCTGCTACGTCGGCATATGCCATTTTAGCATTAGCTACAAACTGAGCTATCCCATTGGTTGCGGTGCTCATCCCTAAGATAAAATACTCAAAAAATCCAAAATTATTTATCGCATCATTTGAAGATTCACCGATCATATTCGGAATTGCACTAAATACACTATTTACTACCTTTAGCATCTCGGTAGAAGTATCTGAAATTAATCCAAAAGCATCATGTCCTACAATTCCAAGAGCCGTTAGGTCATTTCCTGCCTGGTTTGCAAAGGATGTAAGATTGTCTTTGTTTGCGGTTGTCTGCTTTGCAAAATTTTCCATTGTTGCAGATAGCGATTCTATAGCTGGTAGCATCCCTGCGAGTATTTTAGTCTTATTACCTTCAAACGCCAATCCCATACGAGTAAAGCTATCATTAAGGCGTTCAGCATCTTTGGCTGTATCTGCATTCATAATACCGCTAAACTCTTTTAGTGATGCACTGCCACCATCTAACAGAGGGATTAATTCAGCCCCCGATTTACCGAATAATTGCATTGATAATGTAGTTTTAGCAATACCGTCCGGCATAGATTGAAATTTGTCCGCTACCTCGCTTAAATACTGATCGGAATTTTTTAAATGTCCTGATGAGTCTTTAAGCGAAATACCTAAATTTTTGAGCGCGTTTGCAGTATCACCCGATCCCATAGAGGCGAGTCCAAGTCCTTTATTGAACTTAGCGAGTCCTTTTTCTAGCGACTCCATAGATACGTCTGCTAGTTTGCCTGCGGATTGCATAGAATATAATAAGTCTACGGATATGCCTACTTTTTGGGACATTTTATTAAGGGAATCTGCGAGGTCTATGGTTTGCTTGATAGTGTCTTTAATTGCGTTAAACGTAAAATATCCAGCAATTGATTTAGCTACTGTTTTGGCAACACTCTCTAAGCTATTCAAGCTTACACCGATATCGCCAATAGACTTATTAGCCTTGTCGAATCCGCTGTTATCAAGGAGAGAAGATATTAAAATTTTTAACTGTGTATCAGCTGCCATTTTTGCTATACTCCCCCGCCATTGATTTGATTATCTGTAACAATTCTATTGAATCTAACGAGTATTTTTTGGAAAAATCCCTAATGATTGGATAGTCCACTTCGATGCCACTCATACCCCCTTTTATAGATAGGGTGAAACACCTAATAACAAGCGTTTCCTCTTCATCTCGCGGGATCATTACCGCATCATCTTCGAGATTGTTTAAATATTCCGAAAGATGAATGAAACTTTGTCCGCTTGCGTACTCTCTCGCAAAGCGGTTTAGTCGTTTCCCTTTTCTTGTTTTGATTCTTCGATTGCTTTGCTCAATGATTTTCCGAATTCGATAATATTGCCCTCGTTTAGTTGCTCACTCATCACTTTTTTAACAATGCGTGAGTCGTTTTTTTGAAGGTGAAGAGGAACCAATTTTTCGAAAAAGTCCGCCATTGTCGCGTCTTCATTTTTAACAATCTCGCTTAGTTCTTTCCCCTCTTTAGTGGAGATTGAACACACGATTAACTGATTTTGTGAACCATCCGCAAACTCATAAGTGATTTCAACTGTATCGCGTTTTGCGCTGTAAACTTTACTCATTTTTTTTGCCTTTTTTTTAAAATGTTTTCGAAAACGTTTTTTTTGCCTTTTTTGTGAGGGGAAGGCTAACCCCTCCGATTATTTGTACGTTAATACGAAATTATCGTTACCGGCCGATGCCTGAGCGCGGAAGGTACGTGTGAGTTTCACTTTGCCACTGTCATCTGCCTCTGATAGGTCTTTTACCATCGCATAAGGTACACTCAATTCAACCATTGACCCAGCTACACCGATTTGAATCAGAACCGCTCGGATTGTTCCAGTAGCGAAATCCGTCCATGCCGACTCGTCAGTTCCGATTGTTTTAACCGCTGTAACAGTAAGTGTCGGGTCAAAATCCGCGATATAGTACTCATTTTTACTTACCGCATAAGTTGGAGATGGGATATTATTACCCAAGTCAAACTCAATACTATCAGCGTTCAATGTTGTACCGCCAGCTGTGACAACCGACACGAGAGAAACGATAGGCGCGTTAAGCGTGTCAAGCGTTACCGCTGGGTTGGCTTCAGCCGTTGCCGCCGCACTTGCTAAAAACCCTTTAACGCTAAATGTACCTCCAAGAGGCTCCCCGACTTTACCCGTTAGCTTTAGATTTCCAACCATTCCGGTAATAGTCTTAACGTATCCATCCACATAGGCTTTGATTTGCCCTGTTCCCGTGGTGATTCCACCCGGCTTATATGCAACGCTTGTAGAAGCTACAATGGTTTCCGTTAGCCCGCAAAACTTATATAAATTTGAAAGCTTTGGAGCGACCCCAAGGGCAGATGTTTTTTTAATCTGAACGGGAATATCAAACTCCGCCGTAATATAGTTTGGGTCGATGAAGGTTTTTTTAGTCCCCATTGTACCCGCGCCGACATCGTCATAATCACCAGATTTAATTTTCGGGTTTACGAAAACGATCCCGTTTGTTGTGACTACCTCAGTTGCTGTTGGAAGTGCGCCAGATTTCGCTAGAACCGTGTTTTTTAACGTTTGTTGTACCGCCATTTACTCTGCCTTTCCTGTGTTTTTGAGCGTTTCAGCTGTTGCCGTATCGACCGTTACTGTTCCGCTGTATTCGACACCATCAATAATGATGGTCGTCATCTCTTCAATAGTTACTTCTTCAGTTTCCATTTGTTATTACCGCCTTAACCATAAGATATTCTGTCTCGTTATCATTGAGAAAATCAACTTTTGTACCCTGCCATTCCAACCGCTGTGCTGGTTGAGCGACTTGGAGAGCGAATAAAGCATTAACAGCATCTTCGCTCTTCGCGTCGTCTTTTGGAACACGAGCCACAAATATGACCTCTCTAAGCCCTAAATTAACCGCATTTCGTTCTGCTACGAATAAGGCGCAATTACCATAAATAGGCTTGATCGCCCCGACTATTTCAGCGCGTGCGTCTGTCTCGTTTAAGTAATACCCCATGCTCATAAGACATCTCCAAGGATAACTTTTCGTTCGCCAAACGGATCGTCAAGTATAGATATTACCCCGCATGTTTTACCGCGAACGATTACGACCGAAGTACTCGCTATGGATTGAGATACCGGCACTCTGAGAGTTGGTACGCTCTCCTCATATTCGCCACCGTCGATGTCAAAAATACAACGTGCGTTTATTCCGTCGATGGTGCATGATTCCCCGATAGGGGAGTTCACGAGTGCTTCGTAGTCAGTCATTGTTAAACTGTTACCATGTCTTTGATAGCTGCGAAGCTTGCAGTATGTCGTAGGTCATAGTCCGCGAATTGATCGGCGGTGATGTTGATAATTCCCTCTTTTGCTTGTGTATAAATATCCATTACGATATCAAGGCCGCCCCACGTAGCAATCAAAGCATCATCAAAGTTCCCAAAGATTGCAGCTGATAATAATGTCCCTGTCCCTTTTGTCAAGTTCGACGGCACAAGGTTGGTCATGAGTTGCTCATATCCGTTAATTGCTCCGTCTTTGTCAATGATGTACTCAGGGAATCCCGCAACTTTTGGCGTTGATTTGAGTTTACCGCGACCTTTGGCGTTGATGAGATATGCAAGGCGACCCATGTCTGCGTTTGCTGCTGTTACAGCTGTCTCAAGATCGATAAAGTTCTGCCAAGTTGGAACAGCGCCGTTTGTTCCGAGGGATACCGTTGTCGCACCTGCTAAAATCGCCGAGATAACATCCGATTCGATTGCAAGAGCGATTTGAGCTGCGATATCGTTGCGAATCATGTTCTCAACCGCTAAAGATGACTGCATCAAGAGTTGTTTTGTGACCGGAACCGATGCGCCGTAACGATTAGGAGAAAGTGTGATGAAGTCAGTCGCAACATCGCCTTGAGTAATTGCCACTTTTTCAGCAGGTTTATAAACTACTGATGCACCGCTTTGACGTGGAATTTGAACGTTACCAGTTAAGCCGTCAAGTTTTGTAGCCAACGCCATAACAACCGATTTACTTCGCAAAATATCGATAAAAGAACCGCTTGCGATGTTTGTCGAGACGGTATTACCACCGAAACCAGTGTCAGTTACTGACATCGTACGCATCAACATATCAGCAGGGATATAAAGCCCGCGTGCTTCGATACCGTTGGCACGAGCCGCCTCTTCACCTACGCGCATTTCGAATGTATCACGTTTGCCGTTTGCCGCATCACGCACCGCGCGCATCAATGAATATTCACCTTTTTCTTTTTCAGTTAAGAAATCACCTGAGTTTGAATTCACTTTTTTCTCCTTAGATTTAGTTTCCAATTTGTCCATAACCTGAACACGGAAAGCTTCGAGTGGCAAACCACTTTTGACGGCTTCTACTGCCGCGTCACGTTGCCCGAAACGCTCACCGAGCGAAAGGATTTCCCCTGCATCGTTAGATCGTTTTTCGGTTTTTACTTCAAGTGTTTTTTCTTCCGTTTCCACTGGTGGAATTACCACATTATCTTCTTCCATTCCGTCCTCACTTTCATTAATTGGATTTTCATTTTCATCGTCATCATCATCTGCCTCAACGACTATGACTGTTACCGTCGCCCTTGATTCATCATGAGCGCGACCAACGCCCACCGATGTATCCGCGGGAACAGATACGATTGATACCTCAAAGGGCATCCACTTAGTAACTCTGTATGTTTCGGTATCACCATCACGACTCTCGAGCATCATCTCTTCTATTTGATACCCTACTGACACGTTTTTGCGAATGCCATCTACGACATCCTGAAATACCTCATCCCCGAGTTCCGATCGGGAAAAACGAACGGTTGCCACACCCTTCCTTTCTGATGAGATAGCAGCCGATTCGACTACTCCTATTTGACTGTATGTATCATGGTTAAGCAATAGAGGCGCGGCATTGTTAAGGCGGCTCAAATTTACTGATGTAGGGGAATGGTCAAGGACTTCGATACCCCAATATCTCTCATAAGGTTCTTCACTAGAAAATGAAAGCTCAACCGTCCGATTCTCTTCGCTTACTGCACGAATCTCGAAATTACGGTAGAGCGTCTCAATCTGTCGCGTTGTTGTTTTGGTTTTGTGCATCGATCGCCTCCTGTTTTAGATTGAAATCTGTTTTGATTCCGAGTTTTTCACGCATCGCCGCCTCTTGTGAGAGTTGGAGATATACATCTTCAATGTCTAATCCCTGCTCACTTGCGACCATTTGAGCGGTTTTAAGTCCTGCGTTGATCGCCAAAATTGAAGCTGTCATATCGGCTTTAGGATCAACCCATGCCCAGCCACGCGGTTGCCATGTACCCGCGTTGAATTTGTCGAATTTTTCAATCGGAAGAGGTAAATTTTTGGTTAAAAGTGCGTATTCAAGCCATTTCTCATACACTACATCACATAACGTCTCAATCATCCACGCTTGGATATCACGCCACGTGTCGCGCTCATCTAATACACCCGCACGGATAGAAGAGTACGAAACCCCCTCTAAATCTCCTGATAAGTAGTTATAGGAAACTCCCAAACCTGAAGAAACACCGCGCAAAGTAGATTTAACAAATTCAGCGAATGCTGTTGTCGGGTGAGATGGGTCAAATGTTTTAAAATCCCATCCCTCCGGAAGAACTTCAAACGCCCCCGGCTCTGCATCTTGAATAGGAGTGCCGTTGTCGTCATCGTCACCGTGATAACTCTCCCCTGCTGGTGAGGTGTAGAACCCCATTTTAGCGGCAGCGACACGAGCGGCAGTTAGTTCCGCCTCTTCGTACCCCTCTAACATTTTTAACCGTGTCATCGCGGTACGTAGCCACGTAACTCCACGCCCTTGGCTTGATCTTGAAGGAATAAAGGCGTGGATTATTTCCTCAGCAGGGATGCGTTCTACCTTATTCCCTAAAGTAGTTGATTGAAGAGATGACGGGTGATACTTAAAAACGTGATACGCGATAGGTCGTCCGTTGTCGTCATATTCAATACCCATAGATATTTGGCGAGATATGTCATTTAAACGCTCATCGAGCATATCCGATTCGATTAATTGAAGCTGTAGCCCTTTTTTTCGATCAAATAAAATGCGGACTAAAACCTCTCCGTCGGTTGCAACCGATTCGATGAATAGGTTTTGAATGTCGCGCCATGAATAACGACCAGTCACATCGCAATTACCTTTTTTACCCCACTTATAAAAAGAATCCTCTATCATAGAATTAGCCATAGTATCGAGTGACCCTTTGGGGTCTTTACTTCGCACTTGCAGGGTAATACCATTTGAGCCTACAACGTTTTTACGCACCATCTCAAGGTATTTTTTTACGTAGTCATTATTACGTGAGAGTTCACGAGCGCGAGAGCGTAATACGGTGATAGAGGATTGTATTTCGCGATCAGCGGTTTGGCTGAATGCTTGCCACGATGAGAACAATCGCCCGATGTTTGCCCCCGAATAATTGCGCTTTGCGGTCTTTTGTTCAGTTGGTTTGTAGCCGAAACGTGCCATTAATCCTTCAAACATTAGAATCTCACCAATATTTTATTTTTTGAGCCTAACCCAGCTCTAATACGGTCTGATGCTTCCTCGTTGGCTATCTCGCGCTTGTAGGTAGATCGTAGTTTCATGAGCTGCTCAGGCGAAAAATACTTAATAGATCGTCCGTTAATAGTCATTTCGTACTGTGATTGTGTCGCAGTGCCTTCGATAGTTGCTTCGATAGCGTCAAGGACTTTACGAGCGTGGGATTTGTACGACAGGTCGGTAATCTTTACGCGACCCTGTAGAAGAGTTGTTTTTGCTGATGTAGCTTTATTGATGATGACGGCACGATAATTATACTCGCCCGTTGTAATGCCAGTGAGCACCGCTGAAAGGGTGAAGTTGATCCCATCGTCCAAGAATGTAAGCGTAATTGCCCCGATCTCATACTTAAGAGTGTAGTCGGCAGGTGAATAACCATTAAGGTTAATTTTCTTCGTGACAGTATCGCCGATAAAGAGAGAATCAAGTGATAAGTTTTCCATTGATACAATTTTCACATTTTGCCAAGCGTAAAATTGGAAAAGATTAAAAAATAGACAATATGATGATTATTATTTATGCAATGTAGTGCGTAGTTTTTGACAATGGCGGTGTTTAATGGGGGGGGGAAGAATGTAGATATTATTTAATATTAATGAAGAGGATTAAAAAAAAGGGCTATTTTAGCCCTAAATTACCATGATTTAGCCCAACTTCCTCGCGGTTTTTGAGATCGATTTGGTTTTACAAACTGCTGTTTTTCTTCTTGTATTTGGGGTTGTTGATCTTCTTTTGGCTGTAATTTTTTAGCCACGTTTGCCTGCAATGCCGCCCAATTAGGGTTAAGAATAGCAAGTGCGGCCAAAGCATAAACATTCAAGTCTAACGCCTCATTACGTGGTCGCGTCTTAGTCCATACTCTGGCCGGGAATCCTCTTATAAACTTTGTAGTTATTTTTTCGGCCGTTAACTGCTTGAAATATTCCTCGTCGTTTATTTTTATATTGAAGTGCATATACCCAGCCCCGAACTCTTCGATTTTAAGGCGCGCAAAAATCAGCTCTTTGGCGGTATCGGTTCCCACTGCAAAGAGTTTGATATTGCCCTTGTTTGAGCGTGTTCCACGGTTAACGAGTGGTGCACCTGCTGAACTCGAACCCTTGATAGCATAAATACGGCGCGATTCTTTGTTTTTCACGAACTTATAAACCGCATCCGTGAAGTGTCCCCCTGAGTCGATACAAGCCGAAGCGATACGCATAGGGTAACCATCTTCATTTTGATATTGTTGTAATAGCGCGGTATCTAAGTCCTGCCACACGTTCGGCTTCGATGGGTCTCCGTAGATGATCTTATAATCGATGCTCCACGACTCTTCGCCCACTCCGAATCCTTTAACCTCTACTTCGATACGGTCGTCCTGCACGTCGCACCCAGCAACCAATACAAGCGCACCATTGGGAACGTCTGTATAATCTTCGCGTCTATTCATTAATTCGCTATCATCGAGCTGTATCGACTCTTCTTCCCAAGTCTCACCAAGCGAAGTGTTCACGAATGTTTTTAATGTCTCTTTTGATTTTTTAGCCTCTAAAAAGTTCGTAACCATATCGCTAAGAGATACCCAAGGGCTATAAATCTCGTTAAGATGAAACCCCGCGATACCTTTTGTCTCTTTTTCAGCTATCCAACGCCCTTTTTTAACGGCTCCCCATCGTTTAGTATCGCCCCAAAGTGAGCCGCAATTCTCGCACGAATAACGTGCTGAATGCGGATCGTCTTTTTCCCATGATACATTGAGCCATTTTAGCGTTTGTTCATGCGAGCACTCAGGACATGGAACATGAAACCGTCTCATATCGCTCTCTTCATAAGCCATTTCGATACGGGATACCCCTTTGATCGTAGGGGTTGAGGTAAGCATACGTTTTTTATTCCAGAATGTTGTTGTCCGCTTGAAGGCAAGTGATACGGGGTCGCCTTCCGCCCCAGCTGATGCGGGGTAACGGTCTATCTCATCGCATAGTACGACACGAACAGGACGAGATGCAAGTGAGGCGGGAGAGTTCGCCCCTGCGATAGTAATATGCCCACCTTGAAAAGATTTGTGCAGGATAGTATTACCGCTATCACGGGCGCGAGCATCTGCTATTTTATCTTTAAGTGCGGGGGTATCTCTAAGCATTGGAGAGATACGGTCTTTGCTCCATGTTTGCCCCATCTCTAAAGTAGGCTGTAATCCTAAGATAGGTGATGGGTCTTGATCGATGAAGTACCCGATAATATTATTAAGTGCCTCTGTCTTACCAACCTGCGCCGAACTCATCCAAACAACGGTATAGATTGTTGGATCGCTGAATGCATCCATAATACCGCGCTGGTACTCCGCGCGCGCGGTGCTCCATTTCCCAGACTCGCTAGATGACTCACTCGATAGGTATCGATATGAGTCAGCCCATTGCGACACAGTGAGTCTTTTGGGTGGTGATACTACTTTACAGTTAAAAGTTTTCATTCTAATCGTGATAATTCTTCGAGCGCATTATGACAAGCATTTTCAATCATTGCTTTAGCTTCTGCAATTGTTTCGCACGTTACGATAGATGGCGCAATAGATGATGGCATTGATAAGATACGAGATCGAAACGCGATTAAAACTTTTTCATTTTCCTTTAGTGCATCCTCAACTCTGATTAATTTACCCTCTGCTTCTTCAACTTCCATTTCCATTAGTTTCGCTTTGGCTATGTCTTGACGACGACGCGCCTCTATGGAATCCATGTCCTCAAAGCTATCACTCGATGATCGCTCAGGGATGGGCTGCTTAATCTCAAACAATCCTTTGATCGCTAACCATTCGACACATTTAAGGACTGGAAAGTGTTTTTGTTTTGCATCTCCTATGTTTATGAACGGCATTCCGTCCGATGCATATCTTCCAATTGATCGCTCCGCCACTCCGAGCATAACACATAGTGCCGATGCCGGAATATAAATATCATCATCAAGATAGCAATTTGTCAACTTTTTCATTATGTTACCTTCGGTAAGTTATTTTTTCTTAAGACATTGACACCTTAAAAAATTCTGTGACTAAAAAAAATGCGGGCGTCGCATTACCCTTGTTTGGCATTTCGCTCACAGTACCTAGAAGTACCCACCCCTTGCTTGGTATTCCATCCATTACCTAGCCGTACTCATAGCAAGTTCAAAATTTTTAGCGTATCTGTCTTTAAAGTTAGTTTGTATATTCATATCTGCTATCCCATAGAAGTCAAACCGCTTTTTATAGTTTGGAGTTCTCACAAATAAAATCACTGGCTTTATATTTCTTCCACTATGTCCAGTCTTTGCCCATATACCCGGTGCAAACTTCCCTCCATTAGACATAAAATACACAACACCATTGATTACTTTAGCTTTATTTTTTCTATCGTACTTTGTTTTTTTGGTCTTCGCGTATCGTGCCATCTTGTCGCGTGTTTCTTGCTTCATATTACCATCAAATCCTGCTTTGCGGTACGCTCCAAAATATGAGATAAGCATAGCGGAGAAACTCCCCTTAATATTCCCATATTGGTCAAGCTTCGCACCTGCTCCGGGTACTGCTATCATATTACTACCCATGAACCCGCTACCTATCATTGCTTTCTCAAACCTTTTGAGGGGTCTGTCTCCGCCTGTGACATGATGAAGTAACACAGCTTCAGGCGTTTGCCCCTTACCCATATCCCACGGACTTACTTCGATCATACCTGCTAAATTGGTTTTAGTTGATTTCTTTACCGTAAATGCAGTCTTTAGGTAATTCATGTTTGGTCTATCAAATATGGTCTCGAATGATTTAATATAATCGTCTTTTATTGAGTATAAGGAGTCATTGATAGTCTTTGATAATGCGAATGTTGCTTGTTTGGATGATACCTTCATAAACTCTGATACGTCATAGACATTGCTGTTAATCGTTATCACTCAAACATCCCCATATTGAAGTGACTGCCTATTGTGCGGACTGATCGATTGAACTGTTGAGCTACGTAGACGAGAGCGTCATTATGACTATACCCGATTGATACTGCGTGAGCGTACGCTATCTGTTGTTGCTTATACTCAAAGTCCTTCTTGGGTAAGTATATCCGGCACCCCCCATGAGTCTTGATTAACTCATATAGCTTGTCATCTCCCACAATATCAACAATCGAAATTATCTGTAAGTCAACCACGGCCATCTTGAAACTCCGGTACTTTAATACAAACATTTTCCACTAAATAAGTACAGTTTTTTGGAAAGGATAGGTTATTCATTCCTTCTCCCCAAATATTCCCTGCATTAACTGCAATTGATCTATAATTGAACTAATCCGTTTCATATCTTTGGGCGGTATAGACGTCGCTATTGCTTGCTTAATCGGCGATAACTCATTCTGAGCGTTTACTGCTCTCTCTGCGTATGCTGATACAATCTCGTCTAATTCGTTTAGTAGATGCGCTACTCTCAGCGCGATTAGTTTTTTAATCATTTTTTCCCTTTTGATTTTGTGTTATTTTTGTACAGTTATCAATCTTGTTTAAAAACATACGACGGTAATGGATTGCTTATTTTGATCATTGATAAATCTCGCCCTTCTT